CGGTTCCATCTGCGGCGTTCTTCCCGTCGTGGGTGTCACCGATGCCAGCTCATCAATCCAAATCCCCTTAGCCCAGCCGGTTGCCTCACTGAGAAACTTGAATGCGGTGTCAAGGTCGCAGTCGCTGGCGGCCATCACCAAGTCGAGCGGGGTATAGGTGAAGCCGGTGCCGCCCTTGCGGCCGTCACCAAAGTCCTTGATGCCCTTGGGCACGATGCTCAAGTTGCGTTTGCGCAGCTCGAGCTCGCGACCGCTCGAGGATGGCCGCCAATGCGCGACCGCCTCATAGCCACCGCGCGCTGGCCGGCATTTGTAGAGCTGCAGCTTGGGCACCCAGCACTTGAGGTGCTCCATAGCAAAATCGTTGAGTTGGCGATGTGGGCTGGCATCGTCGGCGTCATCAAAACCATTGCCTGGCCGCGGCGCATCCGGCTCCCAGCCGAGCGGTCGCAGCACGGCATCGATCTGATCGCAAATATCCGCAGGCAGGCGCGGCAGTTCTTCCGGCTTGAACGCCGCCAGCGGTTGCTCAAGCCAGCGATAAGGCACCCCATCGGGATGCATTGTCGGTGGCAGCACAGTTTGCCGGCCGTCGGCAATGAGATCGCAGACCCGCTTGCTGTCGATGTTCCAGGAGCGCGAGGCGGCGATATCGGGACCATAATAAAACGCCGTCTCACCCTTGGCGCCGATTTTTCGCACGGGTGACTTGGGCAACACCTGCATGAGCGCAGGCTTGATCGCGGAATCGTCGGTGTCGATGTCGACGCCGATCAAGCCATGCGAGGCGCGGCCGCCGACGACACCGATGCCGGTTTCCCCCTTGCTCCAGAGCGCGCGCTGTTGCTGGCTTGGGGTCTTGTCGAGAAAGCGGCGTTGCCATGCTGGTAACGGCACCCACAATCCGGCGCAGAAAAATCCTGGGGCCTTGGTGCCGCCCATGATTGGCACCGCGGCGTAGCCGAGCGCGATCAATTCCTCCGCGCATTGTGCATACGCGCCCATGGTTGCCTCCCCAACCGGCTCTAATTGATCATCAATGGGATCCGGTGTTGGCGCGCCGCCCGGCGACGATGTTGATCCTGATGTGATCGTTGCTATCGATGCCACAGCCGGTTCGCCGCAGAGCTCCGCCCAACTGTGCTTGGCATCTCCCCAGGTGCGGCCGAACTTGAGATCGCAGCACATGGGGACTTTGAGCTGCACCGCCTCGACACAGAGCTGCGCCACCGTCTCGGCTTGTTCACGGGTTGCAACCGAACAGTCGAGACAGTCGTGCATCTGCAGCAACCAACACGCGCGCATCCACAGCTTGGTGTGGCGCGCGGCCGTACCCTGGACGAGGGCGTTCAAGGCGTTATGGCAATCGGCGCGATAAAGCTGGCCCTTGTTGAACCACTTATGTTTCGGATCTGTGAGCCGGCGTTCGGCTTCCTCGCGTTCGCATGGCCCGGCGCCCTTCTCCCATTTGCCGGCGGGCACCCACAGATTGAAATGCCGGCGCGCCCCATCGTAGAGCGTGATGTAACCCTGTTGCCGGGCGAGCTGTTCATAGGCCTTGCTCAGCGCGCGCAGGAACGGCATCTCGCGATCGTATTGCGTGTAGAGCTCGCGCGCCTTGTTGAGTGGCAGACCAGTCATTTCGGCAAACTTGCGGACGCCGGCGCCGTAAATTTTGGCGAAGTTGACCGCCTTGGCGTCTTTGCGTTCGAGCCCGGTGGTCTGCGCCGTCAATAGGTGAAAATCGGTGTTCGGGTCATCGCAATAGCGCAGCGCCGCGAGCTCGACCTTGGGCATGTTGTGGACTGCTGCGTAGTGCACGGTGATGCGGAATTCCTGCTGGCTGGCGTCGGGCTTGGCCCAGACCTCACCTTCTTCCGGCAGGAACAGACCGCGGATGATCGGTGCGAATTCTTCATCGCGCGCCGACATCTGTTGCAGCGGCGGATCGGAATAGGAAAACCGAAACGATTTGGTGCCGTGTTCCTCGGTTTGGAAGGGGTGGATCTCAGCGTGGATCCGGCCATTGACCGTGTGTCCGAGAATGAACTTGTCGATGAACCGATCGCCGGCACGATGATATTTTTCCGCCTCGCAGATCAGCTGCGGTAACCAATGCGCATGCCCCTTCATCCAGTCGCCGCTAAAATTTGGATTGTTTTTTTCGGTTCTCGGATAAGCAACCTTCTCACGCTCGAAGATCTCCGCTTTCCACTTGGCCCGGTTCAATTCATCCATGCCGACCGGTGTCCCGAGCCTGTCCGATAATTGCGCGAGCGCGGTATCGCGTTTGCCAAGCAGGAGATCGCGCGCGCGTTCGGCCGCGGCAATATCGATGCGGATTCCGCGTGCGCGCATCTCGACAATCAACGGCAACAGGTCGCATTCCAGCCGATAGGCGGCGCGGGTGTTTTCCTTGTCCAGGATCAGATCGAAGTGTTCGTGCACCAGCAGGGTGTTGATGGCGTCACTCGCGGCATAGGCGGCGACATAGCGGGCGGGCAATTGCCAGAGATAAGTCTGCGGACGAAATTTCTTGCGCTTGTTGGTGATCAGGTCCAGCGTGGCGCAGCCTTCGCGTAGCAAGCATTCGTCCTTGCCGGCAAAGCCACAGGATTTGGCCAGCGCATCGAGCCCAAAGTCGCGGCGGTTTTCGTTGGTCAACGTGGCCAGCGCGCCCAGCTCCTCGAGCCGCGCGCTCGGTGGCATGCGGATGCCGGCCTCGGCGCGAAACCAACCCCAATCGAATGGTCCGTTGTGGGTGATGAAACGCAGATCTGCGGCGACGTGATCCTTGAGCCAGGCATAGACCTGCTCGGGCGCAAAATTCTGCGTGTCGGGATGGCGCATCGGGAAATAAAACCCGTGCAGGTGTCCATCGGCGCGATAGGCCACGCTGATGCCGCACACATGCCCGTCGCGCCATGGCCAACCGGAGCCGCGATCGGTTGCCAGTCCGTTGTCCTTTTCCTCGCTGTCGATTGCGAGCAGGCCGACGCGGCGAAGATCGGGCAGCTCGCCCGGGATATGTTGCTCGGAGCCCATATCGGCACCTAGTACAAGATGTTGTCATTGATCTCCGGCCGCCCCCACGCAATCGCACGGTGCAGATTGCCGTCGTAGTTCTCGCCAGCGATGCGGTAGCCGATGATGCGCCAGTAGCGGTCACCCTCCGGCGTTACGCGGATATGCGTCACCCAGCCGAGCTCGTCCTGGCGCTCGAGCGCCTCATCCACTGTCCGTGGCACCGGCGTACCGCCGCTGAGAACGCGCCAGAATTGTTCGGCGAGGGTGCGGGCATAGCCGGTGTGCTGCAGGCACACCCATTTGGAAAAGCTCTGCACCTCGCACTGAAAGGTCACCCGCAGCGACGGGGTTTCCTTGTGGTGAAATCGGTATTCAATATCCTCAACTTCTAGCCAATCGGAGACGATGCGCCGCGGGCTGAGGATTGCCACGCGATCGGCGTAAGACGCATGTTTGGGCATCGTATTGCGCGGGAGTTGGTGACCGCAGCTCGGGCACTCGGTCGCTGCCAGCAGCACGATTTCATCGCACTCCGGGCAGGTCTTAGTGGGCGTCTCGCCGTCGCGGCTACCCTTCTGCATTGTCCACCGGACCGAAACGACGCACGTTGCCGGCGAAGTCGAGTACCAAACAATTCTGTTTGCCGTCTGCCTTGCGCGTGCCGCGGCCAACCTGCTGGATATAGAGCCCGGCGCTGCAGGTCGGGCGCAGCATCGCAATGAGATCGACGTGCAAAACATTGAAGCCGTAGGAGAGCACGTTGACGCTGACCAATGCGGTCAATCGGCCGGCGCGGAAGTCTTCGATGATCCGCACCCGCTCTTGGTCCGGAGTCTCGCCGAGCACCATCTCGGTATGGATACCGCGCGCTCGCAGCGCGTCGCGAACCAGACCAGCATGGGTGACGCCGACGCAGTAGATCAGCCAGGCTCGGCGTTTGCTCTGGTAGGCGGCAATCTCGTCGCAGGCCAATTCAACGGCATTGTCGCGGATCGCCGCGGCCTCGAGCTGCTCGGCAATATACTCGCCGCCGCGCTTACCAACGCCGGTGACGTCGATTGTTGCCGCCTTGGTAGTCGCTTTCGACGATAGCGGAGCCAGCCAGCCGTCGCGGATCGCTTCCCCGATCGTGTATTCAAAAACCACCTTCTCGAACAAATGTCCGTCGCCTTCGCACAGGTGTCCGGAATCCAATCGAAATGGCGTCGCGGTTAGCCCTACAACACGAAGATCGAGTACGAGCTCGCGTACCCTATTCAGGGTCGTGTGATACATGCCCTGTTCGCCATGCGGGATCAGGTGTGCTTCATCGATAATGACCAGATGACGTTCGCCCAGCGCCTTCGGATCGCGGTAAATTGAATTGACCGTGGCAAACAGGATTTGTGCGTCGGTATCGCGGCAGCCGAGCCCATTGCAGTTGATGCCAATCGGCGCTTCCGGCCAGATTTTCCGCAGTTCAAGAATGTCTTGCTCGAGTAGCTCACGATTGGGTGCGGTTACAAATATGCGCATGTTTGGATAGTCAGTGAGTAATCGTTTGATCAGAAAGGCGATAACTGTGGACTTGCCCGTGCCGGTTGTCATCGCGATCAGCGGATTGCCGCCGCCGTTACGCCAGAAGACGAACAGCTCGCGAAGCGCGGCTTCTTGGTATTGACGCAGTATCAGCATGTGCATGCTTGGAGTTAGCGACGATCGCCGACCAGCTAACTGTGTCAGCGATCGTCCTCACAGCGCCTCCATTACTTCTGAGCCCAAGGGCGATCGCCTTTCGGCGCCGTCGCGCTTGGCATTGGATTAGGATTAGTTGACGCGGGGGCAACACGTCCGCGTTTGGGCTCGTAGTCCGGCGGCCGCACCGCATTCACGCGGTTGCCATCCGGATACACCCCGTCGGGATCGCGCTTGGTCCCGACGCGGATTTTGACCGGCTTGTACAGCAGCACGCCGATGTCCTGCGTCGGTCCAGTGCCGCCGCAGGCAAGATAGACGTCGGTTAAGAGCCTGCGTCCGATCTCGACCGCCTGCTGGCTTGCATTGGTGAGCGTCACATTTTGAAAGATCTTGCGGGCTTTGTGCTCACCTTCGGTGATTTCAAACACCGAAAACAGATAGCTGCCGTTGCCATTGGCAGCGTCGCGCACCTCGACTTCCACGATGTGCGCGGGATACCACCCAGTAGGAATGGGCGCGAAGTTCGTGCCCTCCTGTGCGCCCGGATCGAACATCTCCGGCAATTGGTCGTGATAGCTTTCAGTCATGATGACGTCTCCACGTTTTCCGATGTCACCGTTTCGGATGGCATCATTTCGGTTACAGTTTTCATTGCTGCAGTCGTACGCATACACTCCGCCTGCGGCTGCGGAGTCGGGAAGAATTTGCCGAGCGTCGATTGGTAGTCGAAGCTCAGGGGGACCAGGATCCGTTCGGGCATGCCGAACCGGTTTTTGGCCGTGAATGCCGGTCGCGGTTCGCAGTGCAGCCAACGAGCACTGCCGCCATCGGCCCGCGCGCGGGTTTTTCCGAAGCCACCTTGTTCGTTCTTGATGACGACGTCGGTTGCCAGAAAGCCGATCAAATCGGCGCTGTCCTCGACCAATCCTCGTGCCCGCTTATGCAGCCGCAGCGCATACGAAGAATACGCCGCAGTACGCGGGTCATTGATCATGATGATCTCGCTGTGCGCGATCATCACGATGACCATGTTTCGATTGCGTCGCAGCCAGTTGCAGCCGCGAAGAAAGTCTAGCCAGTATTTATCGAGCTCGACGTAACCTTTGCCGAAACCCGGACTTTCAATCGAGGCATACCCGCGGTCAGCACACAGCGCGGCCTGCACAAGAGACTCGAGCGCATCGAGGCTATCGATAACCAAGGTCTGATAGTCATGAGCTTCTTTGCCTAACCAAGTCAGCGCCTCAATGACGCTCGCAAAGGATTCAGACAATCCGAAGCTCGAGATCGTTAACCCGCCCGGGCACCCGTCCTCGGTTTGAATGAATACCGGATTTGGAAATTTCGCCGCCGTCGTTGTCTTGCCTATGCCGGGCGCGCCGTGCATCACGACAATTGGCAAGCGCGTGGTACTGACCTGATAGGGTTTCATCGGAGATCCTCCTTTACGGAATTGAAAGGTGCTCGAGGAGAGGTGCGGGTTTAGGACCAGTGGCACACCGCGCCGGACTCGACCAACGCGCGGTCAGCCGGACGCTTGAGCGCCCAGTGGACGTAGCTGGCATTGATGCGCCAGACCCAGGCCGACGTGGTCATCGTCGGCTGCACGAGCAGGACTTTGCCCGTGGTAGAGATCGGCGGCCTCGTAGGCGCGTTCGACCAGCGTGCGCTTGGTGTGGGCCACGTATTGACCAGTGACCAAGCGCGTGCCCGGACTGATCAGGGAATTGATCAGTTCGGAATTAGCACCATATTTGAGATGCCCATTCTTCATGCGGCAATCTCCCTAGAGCCTTTGACCAGGGGCGCCGGCGCTGACATCGCCGGCTCCCCCCACCGCTGCGGCTAGGCCCAGTGCCGCAACGGCCTTCGGGCGGGATTGCCCGAAACCCTTACACAGCGCTGTGTGTCTTCTTCGCGCAGCGCTTCTCCTTCGTGTGCTTGCGAATGATGGTGACGTGATCGGTGTCTATGCCGGTGAGCACGGTGGCGAGCGCCTGCAACGCCCCTAGGGCTTCGCGCTCGCTGATCGCGGCATCGGAGGGCGCGGTGTCCGGCGCGCCGGCGATC